AGCTGATCGTGGCGGTATTCGTTTCATTACGCCTCCAGTACTATCTGACTACGATAACGCAGTCGGCGTCTGGACAAACGTAGTTGATACAGCACCAGATACAGCAACAAAGGCAAGCCTAACAGTAACAGCAGCAACAGAAAACACAGTTGCTACCGATGCAGTTACATTGCAATTGCAATTTGGTAACCTAATGACACGTGCCTATCCTGAATTGATCGCTCGTCACAACGAGTTAGGTCTTATTCAACACGCACGTGAGGCTGAGACACAAATCCTAACTCGCCTGAACACATTGTCTACAGCAGTTACAAGCACATCCTTAATCGGTATGGGCCGTGACTTCTTAGTACAACTTGGTCGTGCAGCTGCTGCTTACCGTGGACGTCACCGCCTTCCAGCGGACTTCCCACTACGCGCAATTATTCCAGCATGGATTAAGGACGCGATGGCAGCTGATCTAGCTCTAAATATGCCTGGAGATTCAAATCTAAATGCATATGCAGAGATCGACGGATTTATCGCAGCACGCGGTATCAACCCTTGCTACACAATTGATGGTTCAGCGATGACTGGATCACAGGGTGCAAACGCCATGAACGAGTTCACCGATACATTCGTGTGGTACTTGTTCGCCGAGGGAACATTCTTGTTCCTAGATGGCGGCACACTGGATCTCGGAATTATCCGTGACTCCACACTTGTTGGAACCAACGACTACAAGATGTTCGTTGAGACCTTCGAAGGTGTTGCTAAGGTTGGTAATGAATCACTTAAGGTGACATCAACTATCAACGTTAACGGCGTTGCTGCAGCTCTACGCGACACTACAGGTGGCGTAACAGCAGCGGCTATCGAGTACTAAGCCGTAACCCATTTGTTGAAGGGGAGCCTGGAAACGGGCTCCCCCGATACAATAAAAAACTAGATTTAAGTTAGGAAACAGAGAACATGGCTTTTACCGGAATATTTGAAGCTCCAAAGATCGCACCTTCAGAGTTCGGTCTATTCACCGTAGCAAAGCCTGATACTGGAGCAAATGAAGATCAATGGATCCGAGGATTCTCACAAGAGTGGGACACAACTCTCCGTGGTCTTGTCAACTATGACGACACTGATACAACGTCCAGTGCGTTGGTATCTAATGCTACCCCTGAGCGTTACACAGAAATTAAACCATTTTTTATTGAAGCTGAAGACTATCGCTCGACACTAGGTTTCCCTGGACTTGACTACGTCGCAAGAGTTAAGCGTCAACTTGAAGGCGGAACACAGAAGGCAATGGAGCGCGAGCTCTGGGACGGCGCGATTAGAAAAGGCGAGTCTCACGATAACAAGGCACTTAGCGCATCTACCGCAACTCTTATCAACGGCACGACTGCGCTATCTGTTCAGCGCGCGCTTGCACTTCTAGACTTTGAACTAGCAGATACATCCCCAGCTGGAGAAAACGGCGTCATTCACATGACCAAGGACGCGGCTGGTCTTCTATCAGCTAACTATATGATCTTCCACAACGTAGAAAAAGGTCACCTCCAGACAATCAGCGGAACTAAGATCATCATCGGTTCAGGCTACACTGGAAACGGGCCTACAGGACAGACAGGCGCGACGGCGTCAGCAACAAACAAATGGATGTACGGTACCGGTTCAGTCAGGGCATTTCTTGGCGACGTCGATGTCGTAGCCGACAATCTAGCTCAGAGCTACGATGTGGCAGGAAATCAGAACGATATGCGTGTTAAGGCAATTCGCCCAGCGGCGGTTTACTTTGACCCATCTATCCATCTCGCAGTCAGAGTTGATCTGACCGTATAGAATAAACTCTAGTAAACCGCCTCTAAAAAGGAGAAAATAAACAATGGCAACACAAGAATACGCCGCGAGTATTCAAGGTACGTCAATTCGAGTAACTCGTCTTGATGCATCTGGTAATCTCCTGAATGCAGCAGGCGACAGCTACACCACATCAGGCTTCATGCGCCTCTCATTCACACCAGAGTATGAAGAGGGCGATGAAATAACAGAAAAGGGCGCAGATGGCACAGTCGCTGTAACCTACAAGGCACCGGATACACTAAAGCGTATCACCATGGAGATCGCAATCGCAGAGCCAGACCCAGAATTAACACAACTTATGTCAGGCGGCTTGTTACTTCGCAAGAACCTTGGAACATACGCATCAGCAAACCGTAAGTCAATCGGTTGGTCTTCTCCTGCAACTGGCGATGACCCAGCAGGTTACGGCGTTGCGATCGAGTGCTGGTCTCATGCTATCATTGATGGAAAGAAGGCAGCAACACTTCCTTACTTCCACTGGGTATTCCCATACGCCAAGCTTCGTCTTTCAGGCGACCGCGTAATTGAGAATGGTTTGCTTGCAAACACATTCGAAGGTTACGGCCTTGGCAACACGGCATTTTCTTCAGGACAAGATGAGCGCTGGGAGTTCCCAACAGCAACAGAGCGTCCATATTCATACGCTCGTTCTGCCTGGTCTCCAACCGGACGCAAGGGATTCTATACATGGCACGGAGACATCACAAAGACTGTTTCAAACGTTGCCCGTACAGGAACCACAGCTACAGTAACCACGTCAACAGCACATACGTTTGCAGCCGGTGATACGGTGGTCGTTGCAAGCTTAACTAACTCTGCTCTCAACGGTTCATACACTATTGTTGCAGTGCCAACAACCACAACGTTTACCTACACAACTACAACGACTGGAACCATTGCCTCTACCGCAGACAGCGGAACAGCGTTAGTTGCTGCAAACAGCCGTGCAGTTACAGACTTTACCTCACAGGGCTCAACCACAGCGTACAACGTACCTGGAAATGAGAACTTCAATGAGGATAATGCTATTGATTACATCATTGCTTCAACCGAGGATCCAGTAGCTTAATTAAAGGTAGATGTGCGGCATGCCGATGTGTAATATTTATACACAGGCATGCCGCTCCTTTATTAGAATAAACTAACGACGAGTAGACGAGGAACGATAAGTGTCAAACTTATGGGTAGGTGTAGAAGAGCTTGACGACTACGCTGATAGCGAGTACGCCTATGAGGCGGTAAAGACAGCCTCCCAACTTCTTTGGTCATTGTCAGGTAGAAAATACAGCGGAACAACTACCGTAACTGAGAAGTACATCTGTTCATCTAGGGCGTATCGCCTAGGACAGTCCTCTAAGAACTACACCGCCGAGCTTGTGCAAGGCCAGATCTACAACATACCTTTTGACGAGTTTGATGACTACGCGGAGATGACAACCGACGGAATGTCTCCGTCATCGAGACTAAGACTACGCGGACGTCCTGTTCAACAGGTTCACTCCGTGCGCGATAGAACCGGCAGCATAGTTAGCCCTAGTCGCTATTACCTAGTTGATCACTCAACCCTACAGGCACGCTCAGGTGTTCCCTGGACACCCTGCAACATCGAGGTTACGTATTCATATGGCTCTCCTGCACCTGCGCTTGGACGAGCCGCGGCGCGTGTTCTTGCGACAGAGTTTGTTAAGCTTTGGAACGGTGACGAGTGCGATCTTCCTTCCCGCGTTACCTCGGTAGCACGTCAGGGAGTCTCATACACGATTCTTGATAACCAGGACTTTATCGACGACATGCGAACAGGCCTATACGTCGTTGATCTATTTTTAAAGTCAGCCAACCCAGACAAGGCAAGGGCAAAGGCCAAGGTGTTCTCAGTTGACGTGCCACGTGCACGCCGCATGGTTTCCAAGCCAGCCGTGCTTCCAGTAAGTGATCTTGACATGTTTATCACCGGCGTAGAGGGTGGAACCGTGGACGTTAGCATTGACTACCTAAACGCTGGGTTCCTAGTGACAACTCCTACCTGGATTCCTTACCTTAAGATAAATAACTACAGCTCCACGAGCTCGGTTGAGCTTGAGTCAAGCTCGGTGTCAATCAACACAATAACAAACGACATAACAAAGAACATAACTTTTAAGCAGTTGGTTGATAACTTTGCCACGATAACAACAAGCGCTACGCATGGATTTGAAGTTGGAGATCTAGTTACCATCGCCGGAATAAACTCTACGTTTAACGGCAGCTACTACATCACCGAGGTGCCAAGCACTACAAGATTTATATACGCACGAGATGAAGATCAACGCGTTAATGACATTGCCTACGGCGCAGACACCGGAACCGCAACGGTTACAAACGAGTCGCGTGACACTCTAACGTTATCAGTTACGTACGATGAGGCGTATAACTATGTCGGCTTCCTAGACCCAGGCACCTGGGATCTATACGCGGATAGAACGGTTGGAGCTAACACAGAGACCGTGTATATTGGCTCTGGAAATCTAACACTTCGACTAGCGAACAACCCAGTACCTACATACACTATCGGAAATTAACCTAGGGACCTAAAGGACGAATTATGGCAATAGTAGATATAAGCGGAGTAAGCGCAGGCGCACTCAACCTAAAGAACCTAATGGACGGAGTTCTTGAGAAGACCGTTGAGGTCTTTGAGGAGTATAACGTTCCGCTTCCTTCAAGACAGTTTTGGACCGTCGGTGAGCCCGCGATCGACTGTGAGCAGCTTGTTGTTTCATTTATTCAAACATATCTAGGCCTACCTGGCAACCAGGCAAGTGAGCCTCAACGCACCCAGGCAGTACGCAGCGTTGTACTTACCATATCAATATCCCGCGAGATTCCTGTAGTTGGAGTTAACGGAAAGGCTCCTACCGGAGACAAGATCGAGGAGGCATCTCGTATCGCGGTTGTTGATGCGTGGATGTTCATGGAGTTAATAAACAAGTTAGACCAGTGGGAGCCAGGCGAGTTTGGCCTAGGTGTTATTGCCACCGCTGACTCAAGTGGATTTGACGGTGGATTTCAAACTACCGCGATGCAGCTTACGATGGTGGTTCCATAATGCCTTTATATGGTTTAATACCTGATAGTCCTTTTATATACCTAGGTCAAAGAGCTGCTAGAGGCGTTGGAAGAGCTGGAAGAGCTGGAAGAGCTAGGGCTGCAGCAGCCGCGGCTCGTGCGTCTGCACCTTCAGTTGGTGTCGGGTTCTCAAAAATTCACATCGTGTTTAATCGCGGAGCACTAGATCATCTACTTAACTCCCCAGAAGGAGACGTTGGACGTTACCTAGCCGAGCGCGGCACAAGAATTTTAATTGCGGCAAAGAACCAGGTTGGAGTTAAGACCGGAAGACTGAAAGCCTCAATAAACATGAGACAGTACCGCTCGGTCGGAGGCCAGTCATTAAAGATCGGCTCACCTCTTAGCTACGCCTTAATTCACCATGAAGGAACTAAGCCACACATAATTACTCCAGATCGAGCAGAGTTTCTTCGCTTCTCCTCTAGAGGAAGAGTCGTATATACACGTATAGTAAGACATCCTGGAACTAAGCCTAATAAGTACCTCGCCGACAACCTTTATTTGATAAGATAATAGAATTGAGACAACCGTCTCAATAAAGACACAAACAAACAACGGAGGAAGAAATAATGACTAAATACAGAGACTTTGGCTCTGGCAAAAGTACAGGTGAAAAAGAACCTGTAACATTTAAGATTCACGGCGAGGAGTTTTCATGTCGTGAAGAGCTTCAAGGAAAGACACTTCTTGATCTTGTGGCTAGATCAAGTGCAGAGGATCCAGCCGAGGCTGCAAAGACAATTAGTAGCTTCTTTGAAAGTGTACTGCTCGAGGAAAGTTATAAAAGATTTAATACTCTTCTTACTCACCCTGACAAGATCGTTTCAGTTGAGACGCTTGCCGAGATCTCAGGTTGGTTAGTTGAGGTGTACGCAGGACGCCCGGAAGAGGAGCCAAAAGTCTCCTAATCTGGGGAGTTGACCTTTGGCCTTATGTTAACGGAAAAGCATTAGTGAACGGATTGGACCTAAAAGAGATGAACGCGTCGGACATGATCGATGTTCTGCATTACTTCTTTGAAGATGATATGAACTATGCATCAGCGGAGCAGGCAGACGCCAAGGATCGTTCTCGTGAGATCATCTACCAGGACTTCTACGGACACAGATATGCATATTCAAATACTCAGACAAGAGCAAACGTCAACTACTCAGCGGGAGGTCAAAACTTTACAAAGGACTTTGACAGTTCTCCTGAGGAGGAAGAGGAAAAGATCGAGGCGTTTGATCCGATGAAAAAGCCGCCTAAGCCTTTTGTTCCAGCTACAGAGGTAAATGCAGCATCACCAAAACCATTTGGCTCAGTTCTAGACGAACCGCTGTCTAGATAAAGATAAAGTTAAAAATAGAAAGGAGGTGAGTACATGGCAGTAGTAGGAGATGCATATATCGTCGTAAAGGCGATAACAACAGGTTTTGAGTCTGAGGTCCGTCGTGCAGCAAGTGGAATAAATATTGATCGCGAAGGACGTGCTGTTGGGCAAAGTTTTTCTAGAGGATTTTCAAAAGGAACTGGCAGTGGATTAAGAAGTTCACTTGCAGATTTTGGAGCGGCGGCTGACGCAGCACGGGCAAGATTCCAAGCATTGGTTAAAACTGGATATCTAATTGGTCCTATTTTTTCTCAAGTTCTGTCTACTATTGGCGCCCTAGCAGGCGGACTTGTATCACTTGCCTCCTCTTTGGTTGCGGCCGCTCCTTCAGCTATAGTCTTTGCAAGTGCCATCTCGTCTATAGGTATCGCCGCACTTGGATTAGTAGGAGCGCTGTCTGGAGTTACAAAGGCAATATCAGCCGGAACAAAGGCTAAGCTTGCTGGAACTAAGAATGCAGATGCGTATCAAAGTGCGTTAAAGAACCTAGCACTTGCCACAGAGAGAGTTACAGAGGCTCAGGCTGATTTTGCAAAGGCAGCTGAGGATGCTCGTGAGGAGGTGCAGCAACTTGGCTTTGACGCGGAGGACGCAGCACTGTCTGAGAAGAAAGCTGCCATTGATCTAGAGAAGGCACGTGAAACTCTTCAACGCGTGCAGGACCTTCCACCAAACTCGCGTGCTCGCCGAGAAGCGCAACTTGCATTTGAGGAGGCGGAGTTAAACCTTCGTCGTGCAAAGGATAAGAACTCAGATCTTCGCAAGGAGCAGGAGCGTCTTGCCAAGGCAGCGGTTGCAGCTGGAACTACACAGGCACAACAGACCAGCACGTATCTTGACGCACAGAAGCGTGTAGTTGATGCCGTTCGCGATCAACAGGACGCACAGGACGCACTTAACAAGGCAAAGAGCGGCGGCACCCAGGACACAAACTTTCAAAACGCACTTGCAGACCTATCAAAGGAGGCACAAGGATTTGTAAGGTACATGATCGGGACGTTTATTCCCGCGTTAAAGGATCTTCGTAACGCACTTGGACAGCAACTATTTTCTCAACTGGAGGCCGGACTAGAGAGACTTAGAACAGTACTTTTTCCAGCGCTTCGTCCAGCACTAATTCAGCTTGGAGATGACATAGGTAAGGCTTTTGGAAAGATAGTTGATGCTATAGTAAAGCTAGATAATATACAAAAGTTAAATAAACTAATAATACAGTCAGGCATAAGTATTCAAAGTTATGCAACAAGCTTAGGAAATATCTATGAAGGATTTCTAACTCTTCTTGTCGCTGCCGAGCCTCTAATAAATAGATTTAATAAGTTTATAGAAAATAAAACATCCGCCTTTGCCGACTACCTAAATCTGCAGGAAGCCTCAGGAGAACTAACTAAGTTCTTCAACAAGGCGGGTGACATTGCCGCAACTTTAGGGTCAATATTTGGGAATACATTTCGTAGTCTTGCAAACATAACAAAGGCAAACTTCTCTCCTGGTGGAGGAGGATACATACTAATTGACTGGTTAAATGAGGTAACAAGTAAGTTTGACAGCTTCTCGGGATCTGTCTCCGGACAACAGGCACTTCAAAAATACTTTAGAGACGTTGCAATAAATGCAAAGGCCGTACTTCAATCATTAGGTGCGTTTGTAAAGATAATACTTCAGGCTGGAGCCGATCCTGGCGTTAAGGCGTTCTGGGATACGTTAAAGACTGGAGCTCCTGCGTTTGGAGAAATCCTAAAAGGACTTAATTCCGCCGGTCCTCAACTAGCAAAATTTGTAGTATCACTTATAGATTTTGGAAGAGTTACTCTCTCAAGTGGAGCAATACAGGTATTTCTTAGCACCCTAGGAAGCGCGTTAAACGCCCTTACTAAGATACTTGATAATCCTGGAATGCAAGGATTATTTAACGTTACAGCGCAACTACTAGCCTTTTCTCTTGCCCTTGGAACTATCGGAGACGTAGTTAAATTTGGATCTAAGGTAATTGAAGGATCTATTCTTGCCCTAGCTGATGTTATTCCATTTTTAACAAATCCAATTCAGAGCTTAACAACTGCCTACTTAAAGCTAGGTCCTTCTGTTACGGCTGCCGCTGAAGCATTTGGCTTTGCAGGCGCAGGACCGTTCCTTGCGGCTATAGGAATTTTTACAGCAGTAGCTGCAGTTCTTATTCTTGCGTACAACAAGAGCGAGATATTTAGAGAAGCCATTTCTAACCTTGTAAGTGTTGTAGGTGGTACACTGAAAGATGCGTTTAACCAGATAAACTCTGCCATAGCAAGAGTAGCTCCTAGCCTTGGTGGAATTATGGGAATATTTAAGGCACTTGGAGACTTTATAGGAAAGTACATAGTTCCGATAATTGCAGTTGTTCTTGTGTCTGCAATAAAACAGGCTACAGCTGCAATATCTATAGCTATAACAGTGGTTGGAAGCTTAATAAAGGTACTTAGCTCAATAGGTGGAGTTGTAAAAAATTCATTTGATATTGTTATATCAGTAGTTCGCGGTGCGATAAATGCGTTAATATCAGTCTGGAACAACACGCTTGGCAAGTTAAAGATTACACTTCCTAAGATCGGACCATTTGGTGGAGGTACAATAGGATTTCCTACGATACCTCAGTTTGCTGAAGGTGGAACAGTATATCCTTCAGGACAAGGTACGTTAGCACGAGTAGCTGAGGCCGGTCGTCCGGAGAGAATTGAGCCACTAGATCCAGACGGACTTTCAAAGCGTGATAAGTCAATGATTAAACTTTTAGCAGGAGAAAAAGGCGCAGGGATGACAATAAACGTCTACCCATCACCTGGTATGGATGAGACAGAGCTTGCCTCACTAGTTTCACGTCAGATCGCGTTCCAACTACGCCGCGGAGGTGCATAACATGGCAAGAAATAACCTGATAGTTAATCCTTCGTTTAAGACAAACACCACAGGTTGGTCAGCAACAGGGTCAAGTACTCTCTCAAGAATTACGTCGGACTACTTCTACGGATCATCGAGTCTACAGGTTGCAAAGGCTGCCTCGTCAAACTCCGGTGCGGTGACGTCGTCAAGAATTTTAGTAACTCAGGCACTCTCATACGCACTTGGGGCGTACGTAAAGATCGACGCGTCGCAGGACGCTGGAACTCTCGTAGGAAGAGTGCAGTGGTATAACTCCGCAACCGCCGGAAGCTTAATTTCAACGTCAAACACGATATCTCTTGATGTAATTCCTGGCGATGACTGGGTAAGACTTACCGGAGTATTTACAGCTCCCTCAGGAGCGCTAAGCGCTCTCATCTCAGTAGTTCAACCTACCGCAGGAACCGCTGCCGAGACGTTCTACGTAGACGCAGTTCTATTTGAGCAGGCATCGTACCTAAATGAATACGTAGATGAGCCTACGCAGGCGACGGAGACAAAGTTTGTAAACAAGGGTCTATCACCGGTTCCATATCCAAAGATCACCGGTCTAAAGTTAGACGCGGGCGTAAGCCTTGGCTCCTTAGTTCTCAACACAATAGATGAGGACGGAGTTGTCTGGATATGCACCGACATTGAGGGTTGGTGGAATCACCCTGAGTCCGACGTGCAGGATATTCCTCGCGGTTACGGTGACGGATCGTACGATGTGCGTGGAAGATACCAGGCCCGTCAACTTACGCTTAACGGAGTATTTCTTGTACCTGACTCGTCGTACGTTGCGGCGGCGCGCTCCAAGTTAATCGCAAGCACCGACCTCGTATACGTAGGTGACTGGCTTAGGACCAACGAGAACCCTACCAAGGCCTCATACGTGCGTCTCTCCGGGCGTCCTGAGATCACCACGGTTAACGCGCGTGGACGAACAGAATTTTCAATCGGACTACGTGCTCCGGACCCACTTAAATACGAGTGGTACGCGGATAACGAGCTAGGCTACAGATCGGTTGTAGTACCGGGGAAGAGTGCCTCTCCTGCGCTCTCTGGGCAGGGATCTGTCGTAAATACGGGTAATGCCTATGCGCCCGTAGTTTTAGAGATCACGGGTCCTCTAACAGGCCCTGGAGTTATCCAAAACATAACCACAAACGAGGAGATCACGATCATCGAGAGCCTACGTGGAGTCCTAACTCCCGCGGTGTCAAACAAGGCCCTTACCTCGAACGTTGCAACTCTCACAACCTCAAGTGCCCACAGCCTTCTTGCGGGTGACGAGATTGTGGTTACCGGAGTTGATGCCACGTTCAACGGAACGTACACGGTTCTTGCCGCGCCAACAACAGTTACACTAACCTACGAAAAGACCGCAAACAACGTAGTGTCCGCGGCGGTAAGTCCAACAGGAACTATAACCTTTGGCCCTGACATACTGGAGATTGACACGAGAGATCACGAGGTTGCGCTTAACGGAGATGCTATTGGAAAAAGAAATCTAATCGACGTTCTTGCCGAGTGGACACTTCTTTCTCCTGGCACTAACCTTTTTAGCTTTGTTGACGAGGGAAACGCTAACACGACGGCATCACTAACGGTGTATTACCGCTCTGCGTGGCTTGGATAGTATAGGATACTCCAAATGACTCTACATACGACGAAGGATAAATAACATGGCTGCGGTTGACACGGTTGCGTCACTATACCGTTACTTCACCACCGATCTTCTTACAAACACGGTTCTTGCTGAGATTCCTTTCAAGGGTGTGTCATTTGAAAGATCAATAAAGGCGGCAGGTTCATTTAAAGGAACCATACCTGTTATACCAGAGACCGCGCACATGAACATCTATGAAAGCACCATGCCAGGAAAAACTGGTCTTTACATAGTTAAGGATCAAGAGTGCATCTGGGGTGGAATTATCTGGAGTAGGTCATACGACGTTGTTGAAAAAATGCTAAGCGTAAATGCGTCTGAGTTTACAAGTTACTTCTATCATCGAAATATCTGGAAGACCTGGTCACACGATTTTGGAGCTGACATCGTAGTCGTAGGTGGAACACTAACTGCAACTCTTCAGACATTAACCTATGACTTTCCCGCAGGATCAAAGGTTAAGATTGAGTTTTTTACAACAAACATGTTTGAGTATAACGGCTACTACACAGTTGCAACGTCAAACGGAGTTGATCAATTTACTGTCACCGGACTATCAATTCCTGCAGGAACGTATCTTGACGCAACAGTCTATGCCCGCGTTGATACGTATGACTACGTGCGTCAACTTATCGACGAGGTTCTTGTTGACTTTAGCGGAACGACGTTTCCAAATACTGACATTGAGCCAGCAGCTAAGGAAAGTATAGCAATTACAAATAAGCAACTTACCTCAAATGTTGCAACCATAACAACCTCGACCGACCACGGAATTATTCCTACACAAACTATAAGCATCTACAACGTTGACTCGACGTTTAACGGAGTGTTTGACATTATATCTACCCCAAGTACAACCACGTTTACCTTTGCCCTCACCGCGTCAAACGTCTCATCTACCGCACTAACTACTAACTTAAAGAGTATTACCAACAAGAGTATAACTAACTTTATTGGAAAGCTAACCACGTCAACAAGTCACGGCTTCAGCGTTGGAGATACGGTTGTTATATCCGGAGTTGACGGTGCATCAAAGACCGTGACATACAAGCAGCTTACATCAAACATCGCAACTCTTACTACGTCAAGCGCGCACGGCGCAAACATCGGTGACACGATAACCGTCACAGGAGTTGATTCAACTTTCAACGGAGTTTACTACATCGATGACGTTCCAACTACCACAACGTTAACCTACGGCAAGATTGCGTCAAATGTCCCATCAACCGCTGTCGTTGGAGGAAGTGTTTCAATAACAGTTCCAATATCAGTATTTGACGGCACCCACACAATAGTTGAAACTCCAACAACAAGTACTTTTACCGTATCATTGTCTGATACTGACATGCCTACCACCACCGTTACAGGTGCGACGGCAAGTGTTTCACCTACAGTTGACGTTGGAACATACGGTCCGTTTCCTGGAAACTCTGACATTGACCTGTATTACTCGACCGAGGAGTACAGCGGCAAGAACGTTCCAAACACCAGCTACCGCGGATACGAACTTCGCAGCGTAGGCGAGGAGCTAGACCAGTACTCAGATACCGTTAACGGATTTGAGTATCGCATCGACTGTCACATCGAGTACGTTGGAAACATTCCGGTGTTTACGAGAGAGTTTGTTTTAATTCCAATTGACTTTCCAAATCCTCCTGCTCCCGGCGAGGTGTCTCCTCTAAGCAGATTTGGTGCGGATCAACTTGTGTTCGAGTACCCAGGAAGCATAGTAAACATAACAATGGATGAAAACTCTGAAAATGCAGCAACTAGATTTTTTGTTGTTGGAAATATACCCGATCTTGGGCAGGATGCATCTCAACCGTACGCGGTTGCAAGCAACACCGATCTTTTACTTCAAGGCTGGCCTCTACTTGACCAGGAGGAGACAAGAAATGAGACAGGAGATGAGGAGGCACTCTACGCGCATGCACAGAGGTACCTAACTGAGTCACGTCCTCCTATATCTGACATAAGCGTAACTGTAAATGGATCGCTATCTCCAAAGCTTGGAGAATATGTCCCTGGTGACTGGTGTGCGATAGTTGTAAACGACGAGTTTGTTCGCATGCGTCTTGCCTCGGACCTAGAGCCTCGCGACACAGTTCTTGTAAGAAAGATAGATGGTTACAAGGTTAGGGTTCCAGACTCGCCAAGCTTTGGTGAAGAGGTTGAGCTAGTTCTAGTTACAGAGGCGGAGGTGGACAAGATTGGCTAGCAGAAGAAGAAGACAGAAAAGTATCGGAAGCGTCGTAAACGACGTTAAACGTCGTGTCACAAACATAGAAAAACGTCCAGGTGCTACTCGTCTTAAGAGAAACGTAGTTACCGGTGAGAAGATTCAATATCGCACTGTTCCTACAAAGGCAATACAGGCAGATGCAATTACCGCAAACGAGGCTGCGTTTGGAACTACGTTTGTAACTACTACCGAGCCGACAGAGTATCTTAAGGAAGGTACAACCTGGATAAACCCAGACGATGGTGCAACTAATATCTTTAGCACTGCTCTTGATGATTTTATACCAGTGACAGATGCTACCGCTCAGCTAACTGCCGACGGAAAAAATACAATATATGCGCAGACTACCGCACCTTCGGGTGGAAGTCTAAAGACAAACGACATCTGGTACGACACCGATGACGGAAATAAACTTTACGTATGGAGCGGTACGGCCTGGACAAATATTCAGGATACAGCCATAGCAGCTGCCGCAAGTGCCGCATCAGCCGCGCAAAGTACTGCTGATGGAAAAAATAAGATCTATCGACAAACAACAGTGCCTACAGGTGGAACGTACGTTGCAGGTGACACATGGTTTGATACAGACGGCGATAATGCTATCTACAGGTATTCTCTTGCTACAACTTCTACAGTATCTAATAAAGCTCTTACATCTAACGTTGCGACACTAACAACTTCCGCGGCTCACAGCTTTACTCCCGGCGAGTCTATAGTAGTTACAAGTGTAGATGCAACATTTAACGGAACATACACCGTTATTTCAGTTCCTACAGCAACTACGCTAACCTACGCTAAGACAGCTACAAACGTTCCATCAGCTGCGTCTTCAGGCACAATCACTAACTCCGCTGGTTGGAAATCAATCCTTCTTGGTAGTAGTGCGATAACAAGCATATCAGCAACGCAGATTAGTACGGGAACTCTTGCGGCGGGTGTTGTTTATGCCGGTAACATCAACACCAACCAGATAAGTGCTGGCTCTCTTGCGGCGGGGGTTATCTACTCCGGAAGTATTACGACAAGTCAGATTACAGCGGGAACACTTACCGCAGGAACTATTTATGTAGGTGACATCGCTGCATCACAAATAACATCAGGTACAATAACTGGAAGAACTCTTAGAACAGCAACTTCTGGAAGAAGAGTAGAGATAGATGCAACAAATAACGCCTTATCATTCTACAATGCAGCAGGAACTGCCTTAG